CCGAAAGACTGGGGAGAGTTAGAGTGCGTTGCCTCGGTCACCACTCCCCAGACAAAATTAATATACCAACAGACCATCTTCCGTGGTCTACAGTAATGTCGCCCACCTCAAACCCAAGCATGAATGGTCTCGGTTCAACACCGCCGTTCTTGGTCGAAGGGTCTTGGGTTACAGGATTCTTTATTGATCAATTTAAGCAAGAATGCATTGTGGTTGGATCTTTGCCAGGATTTAACGAAACTCCAAGAACTACTGATCAGGGGATTCTCGACAAAGAAGGGTTTCGTGACCCCAATGGTATATATCCAAGAGAAATTGATTCTGATACCAATAAACTCGGAAGGGGAATGCACGCCGAATATCATGATTCCTTGATAACCCGAAGAGATAACAGAATAACAGATATACCCAAAGCTACTAAACCACAGCTGTCGACAGTTGAATCAATGGTAGATGATCCCCGTAAAACTTGGGATGAACTGAACCCGAAATCCAATACTTATTCAAAGTATCCTTACAATCATGTCACCGAATCTGAATCAGGTCATGTGGCAGAGGTAGATGATTCTCCTGGCGGTGAGAGATTAATGAATTATCATCGTACTGGAACCTTTGATGAAATACATCCAGATGGATCTAAAGTTACTAAGATTGTTGGATCTGAATACGAAATAACACTTAAAGACCGAAATGTTTTAATTGAGGGTGCTTGTAACATAACCATTTCTGGTGCATGTCGCCAGTTAATCAAAGGGGATTATGTTCTTGAGGTCGAGGGTAATTATACAGAGAAGATTCATAAAAATCATTATGTCAAAATAGGCGCAGGGGAATCCGGTGGTAACGAAGCGTTTGAGATATTAGGTAATCGTACCGGTAACATCAATAAAAATGACAAACTCCGCATATCGAAAGATACGGAGATTATATGTAATGGTAACTATAATCATCAGGTCAATGGTACTTACGATCAGACCTACATGAAAGATTTTACTATCACTTCACTTGGTACACTGACATTCCAAGCTACCAATAATGTATCTATTACCGCTGTAACGGGTGATTGTACGGTTAAAGCCGGTGCTAAAATGAATTTAAGATCAGATCAATCATTTAATATGCACTCTGAAAGCGCTAACTTTATTTGGGCTTGTGCGTCAACGCTAAGTCTTACATCTGGTGCAGCTCAGACTTATACCGCCGGTGGAGATATCACCATGTCGGGTGGACCAAATATCAACTTAAACTAGGATTAACAGAATGCCTTGTGGAATAGATTTAGACTTTACAGCTTTAAAAGATAAGTTGAGTGCGTTAAAAGATTCGGCTATGGCTGAAATTAATTCGACGGTTGCGGCTGCGGGGGCGGCTGCTCAAGCGAAGATGGATGCATTCGAATCCACGATACGTGGTTGGGTAGATGAACTTCCCGATTTACCATCTTCGGACGGGGTATCAATGCTACCCGATCTTTTAGCATTATTAGCAGTCGTTCAAGACATTAGACTTCACCCAGAAAATTTAGGGAACTATCAAGTTTTGAATGAATTGAGAAAACAATTCGAAGCTAAGTATGGAGACGCCTTGTCCAAAGCAGGTGCGAATATAGATGAATTATTAGACGGATTGGATATGGGTATAGATCCATGTTCCCTTGTACCTAATATATTAACCAAACCCGATGGAACTGTATCAGAAGTTCCAAAAGATCCCTTATATGCTAAGACTGATGCCATTGAAGAAACCGTTTCTACAGAAATACCAGAAATGAAAGCACTACGAAGTAAAATATCAAGTGATCTAAGTACAATAATAACCACTACAGAATTAACAGAATCTAATCTTGCATTAATACCAGAAACATATAACACAAAAAAAGGAATATTAGAATCTACTGATATTACAAGTTATTTCGAAACGTCCGTTAAAATAGAAAATTTAGATCTCGAAATGAGTGAGTCAATTTCTTCAAATCCAACAACATTCCTAAGAGAGTTAGAAAATGTCAGACAAAATAATACCCTATAGTTATAAGATAAATGTTACAAGAGTTATTGATGGTGATACAATTGACTGCCTCATAGATCTGGGGTTCAAGATATCAATCAAATCTAGAATACGCCTTGCTGGTATTGATACACCGGAATCAAGAACATCTAATAAAGAGGAAAAGGTTTATGGTCTTGAGGCTAAGGAAAGATTAGAGTATTTATTGAAGGAGTCTGAGGTTAAATTAATATCTCATGGTCTAGGTAAATTCGGCAGAGTTCTTGGAACATTATATGTCGATGATATCGATGTTAATCAAAGATTGATTAATGAGGGTTTTGCAATAGAATACCAAGGGAGTTCCAAAATAACTACAGAAGAATTAATAAACCGACTAAACGAGGTTAGAAATGCCAGCAGTATCTAGAGGAGATTCAGTAGATACAGTCACAACCAATCACGATTGTGTCGATGCAACAACGACAGATACAATGTCAGGTGATGTCAAAGTAAACGGAACAGGTGTGCATAGACAAGGTGATAAAACTGTATCACATCCTATGGGAGCTCCTACCTGCCCTAATCACACTTCTGGTATAACAACAGGATCAACTACAGTCTTTGCTAACAATAAAGGAATAGCACGTGTAGGAGATCTCTATGATGATGGGGAAGAAGTATCAGTGACCCGTGCAGATGATTCTGCTAATGGTTCCATCAGTGTATTTGCTGGAGGTTAATTATGAGAATCATTATAAATAATCATATAACAATATAACACAGAAATATGGCAATTCAAACATCTGCACACATTGATTCACAGGGTACTAACATATCTTCTAAGACTGTAAAGGTCTGGAAAGATATTGATATGAAGTTCACAAATCACCCCCTAACAAATGATGTTAATAGAACTTTTGATGTAGAATCCGTTAAAAGATCCGTTAAGAATTTAATTTTAACGGATTACGGAGAAAGACCATTTCAGCCGTGGATTGGATCTAACATTAAAGCCCTTTTATTTGAACAAATGGATCCGTTTACAATTTCGGTCTTGAAAGATCAAATTAAAATTTTATTAGAAAATTTTGAACCTCGCGTTATATTATATAATCTCGAAATTAATGACCTCGATTCAAATGAATTAAGAGTTACAATATATTTCACTCTAGTTAATTCAATATCTGGAGAAGTATTTTCAATAGACACTTTTCTTGAAAGGATAAAATAATAATGGAACTAACAACAACAGAACAGGATTTTCTTGATATAAAAGAGAATTTAAAAAATTATCTTCGTAGTCAAGAGGTTTATGTAGACTACGATTTTGATGGTTCCGCAATGTCAACATTACTAGATGTTCTTGCATATAACACCCATTATAACGCAATGACAGCCAAAATGGCTGTTAATGAAATGTTTTTAGATACAGCGCAAATAAGAAGTAATGTTGTCGCTATTGCCAAATCGTTAAACTATACCCCACAATCAATGAGATCTGCGGTAATTGGATTTACATTACAGGGGGATGCCGGCACCGATTCTATAACTTTACTGAAAGGTACAAAATTTAAATCTGTGGCAGATAATGGATTATATAAATTTACACTCCTGAAGGACTACACCGCAACTGCAGTCGACGGTAATGTTACGTTTGATGTTGTGGCTCATGAAGGTACATTTTTAACTAATACCGTGACGGTGGCATCCTCTACAGAGAGACAGATATACCAAATACCAAACAAAGCCTGTGACACCACATCCTTGACAGTAACAGTCAAGGCTTTATCGGGCGCCACCGAGAGTGTAGAATACACGCGTGCCATCAGTCTAAATCACACTCTCGAAAATGACGAGGTTTATTTCATTCAAGAAGGTGCTAATGGTAATTTTGAAATATATTTCGGGGACGGTATAATCGGGAAAAAACTCGACGTTGGCAATGAGATAGTAATGAAATATTTGAAAACCAAGGGAGATCTCGGTAATAATATTTCGAAATTATCATGGGATAATGACCCAATTTCTGGATTAAGTGAGATTACTATTACCGACGAAACTATGTCAAATGGAGGCACGGGTGTAGAAACTATCAATTCCATTAAGAAGAACGCACCTTTCGATTATTCGGCACAAAATAGAGCAGTAACCGCCAACGATTACAGAAGTATCATTAAAAAAGTATATCCCGAAACATCGGAAGTAATAGCTTGGGGTGGAGAAGATAATAATCCTCCGGTATATGGTAAAGTTTTTATATCAATTAAACCGATAACATCTTCTAATTTGACTAAGACGACTAAAGATTTAATCAAATCTGAATTAAGAAAATATAGAGTCGCATCAATTAAACCAGAAATTATTGATCCAGAATACACGTTTATAAATTTAGATATAAATTTTAAATTTAATCCTAAAATAACAGATTTAACATCTAGTGAACTCGAGACGGCAGTTCGTGCTAATATTGATACCTATGCTTCAGAAACCCTCGATAGGTTCAATGTGATGTATAGGAATTCAAATGTATCTACTATGATAGATGCGACCGATACATCAATAATGAGCAGTGTTGTTAAACATAGGGTATACAAAGAAATAGTACCCGTATATAATACTTCTGCCTCTTATTCTGTTAATTTTGCAAATTCTATATATCACCCCCACTCCGGTCATTTATCTAAATCCTCTGGGGGAGAAGTGCAATCAAATAAATTTAAAATTGTAGGTTCAAGCAATACATACTTCATGGAAGATGATGGAAAGGGTAACATTAAACTATGCTACACATCAACGACTACAGGAAGTGCTGTAATTGTATCCCCCGAATTTGGTATCGTTGAATACACCTCCGGATTAATATATATTCCATCTCTTAATATCTCTGGTCTTTCCTCGAGTACAGATGAATATCTAACGTTCACAACAGTATTAGATTCATATGATATTATCCCAGTTAGAAATGAAATATTAAAAGTGAATAATATTTCGATATCAGGAGTAGAGGATTTCATTGAGTCGGATCCTTATGTGAGTGATATTACCTACACAACGAGCTCGAGTAGATTGTAATGGATATTTCCGCCAAAATAAGAAATCAATTCCCAGAATTTATTGAGGGGGAATATCCCGAGTTCGTAAAATTCGTAAAACATTATTATGAATTTTTAGAATCTGCAGAATTATCTTTTGCTGATTCTGCTACCGCTTTTGCAGGGATAGAGTTTCAAATAAATGATACTGTATCGGTTAAAAATTCTACAGGTATACTTATACACGGAAGTGTTGCGGTAATTCGGGGGATTGATAAAGATAACAACAGACTATT